GCACAAGTTGTTTATTAAGTCTGACAGCTTGAACTTGCAGAAGGAGTTTAGAAACTACAAATGGAACACTGATCGAGATGGTCGCATACTTCCACACCCAAAGGACGCATGGAATCACGGCATCGATGCTGTGAGATATTGCTGCCTTAACAAACTAGCACACAGAAACCGTTCATACTACGTAAGATGAAAGTAAGCCTACCTGAAGGTTACCACGAAATAACCATAGAGCAATACCAAAATGTTTGGAAAGCATACGAAAAATCTATGAATGCTCACGAGTCAGTACGACTAGCTATAGAATGCTTAGGAGGATTAGAAGCTGGTTCGCTAAAAAATGCACAATGGCACGAGATAGAAAAGGCAGGCGAGTTGCTTGCATGGTTTATTTCTGATCCTGACGCATCCACTATGAAGCAGCCATTACAAAACAAGGTAAAACTAAATGGCAGGTGGTACGGATTCATTCCTAACTGGACAACGTTAACTGTAGGAGAATTTGCAGACCTTGATACTTACTGCAATCGAGGTATGTTTGAGAACCTGCACATCATTATGTCTATACTGTACAGACCAATTGCGCTTGAACGTCATGACGGTTACGAGATAGAAACATACGTTCCAAGCAAAGAACGAAAAGCAGAAATGCTTAACTTGAAGATGGATGTAGCTATTGGGGCATTGGTTTTTTTTTGCAACATCGAAAAGGAATTAGCTATCACTATGCAACGCTCTTTGAACGAAAAGATGCAGATGAAAAAACCAAAACGATTCACAGCAAGTGGGGATGGTACGCCACTATCTACGAACTAGCGAATCAAAATCCGTTAAATATTCAGAGTGTAACAGAACTTTATATAGAAGATATACTGACGTTCCTTTCATACGAGAAAGACATTCGAGTATCTCAAAACATCAAAGTAGATGCAAACAATACAAGACATTAACAACGCCTTACAAACGATAGTAGAGAACCACGATCAGCTAAAAAGTTTTCACACGTATACAATTGATACGTTAGATATGGAAAAGTTGAACGTGACTGATTACCCGTTGCTGTATGGACAATGTACTGGAGCGACAATGGAGGGTGGAGCAACTGTTTTCACTTTTGAAATCATTGTAGGAGACTTAGTAATTGAAAAACAGCAAGAGGTAATGACGCAGGTTTACACAGAAACGTATTTGATTTTGCAAGATGTTGTATCGCAGTTCGTGTTTAACGTTAATCAAAGCAGCGAAATATCTAATACTTGGAGTTTTGAATTGCCGTTAAACTGCACACCGTTTACAGCTAGGTTTGACAACTTGCTTACAGGGTGGAGTACGCAGTTTGATGTTAAGCTGCCTACGCCCTTAAACCTTTGCATTGCTCCTTATGACTAAGTTAGAAGTAGAAATCAACGTAGGGCAAAACAGGTACTTACTAAAGATGCCTAAGTTTTTAAAAGCTATCAAAGACTTAGGAGGCTATGTTGTGTCTGAAGCACGAAGCATTCTAGTAGAAAAGGATAAGGTGGTTACGGGTGCTTTGTCTGAGTCACTAGGGTTTGAACTATCAGAAACAGCTACAGGGTTAACTATGTCATTTGGTGCTGATGTTCCTTATTGGGATTTTGTAGAGCAAGGAGTAAAAGGCGCGGCATCTGCTCTTAAAGCACCTGACAGCGAATATCAATTTGGAAGTGGGACAGGTCAGAAGGGATCGTTAAAGCCTGCCATTAGAAAATGGATAACTGATCGGGGGATAAGCAATCAAACATGGAGGGATAAGAAAGGAAGGTTTTTAAGTTATGATGCTATGTCGCAAAGAATTGCAAGGAGCGTTTACTTGACAGGCATTAAGCCAACAGGTTACTATGCACTAGCATTTGACCATGCAGAAAAACAAGCACAGCGAAAGCTAGGCACAGCGTTAACAAAGGACTTGCAAATATTCTACAACAGCAACTTTGGCAAAGAGTACACAGTCACAATTAATATAGGGTAATGAACGTAAATCAGACAAGCACAGGGTTGCGCGGTTCGTATGATGATTTAATCTACGTGGTAGAAGATACAAATACAGGTCTGTTTAAATACAGGTATGCGTGTAGGGTAATTGTTGGCTTAACTACTCAAGCTACTTTATCACAACTACCAAACAACGCAAGCTGTGCGGTTTTTAATCCACGAATCGTTGCTGCTCAAAGTGTAAAGCCTGATGAAGACAAATGGTTTTTAGGTCAATCAGCAGGCAATTTACTGAGTACAAACACAAATGCCTTTAAGACTGTAACAATGCGCTTTGGCTATTACTCAGCAACAGCCGCAAATTTACAGCCTACGCTAACGCTTGACCAAAATTTAGATCAAACAGTACAGCTAGTATCAGGCAATTTTACCCTGCCTACGTCAACGGTCATTGAAACGACAGACAGCGCATCATACGTACCCGATGATTCAAACGCTTTGTTTCTTTCTGATACACCTTTAGTGGGGGGAGTGTACAAAAATTACGTGGTCTATGACACAGGCAAAACGACTTGGGCAACACTAGCCTTTATTAACACTACAGATTCTGACGCAGATTACATAAGCATTCGATACTACAATGGGTCAACAGTTTTAAGTCAAAACACATTCACTAACGAAAGTGCAAATGGAGGTGCAACACCCAGCACTGTAACAACAGACCCTGAGCGATTGCTTTATCTTGGTGTTGGCACGGCAAATCTAAATGGTCAAACAGGCACGTACTCACCTGCAAGTGCAACTAATGCAGGATGGACACACTACGATATTATCTTATCAGATAACCTTGGTGATCCTTGGGGAAATGCAGTTTCTGCTACCTATAGGTTTGAGCGTTTAGACTGCAACAAGTTTCAGCAAGCAGGAGATTTCTACACGCTGCACTGGTGGAACAGCAAAGGTGGATTGGATAGCCTAGTGTTTAATGGCAAGTCAGAGTTGAGGCAAAACATTAAGCGCACAGAGTATAGGCAAATTGGAGGCAATAGTTTTGATGCAAACGGAAACGGGGTTGATTACAACAAGTACAGCTACGAAGGAGGTAAGACACAATCAAACAGCGTAACGACTACTACGTTTAAATTAAATACAGCGTTTGGAAATCCTGATGCATTAAGTCCTTTGATGATGTCGCTTATGAATAGCGAACGAGTATACATGACAGGCAGCGATAACTACGGCACAAACTCTACAGGATCAGATAAAAACAAAGCTATACGAGTAGTAGTGCAAGACGGTTCTTTTCAACGCAAGACATCAGTTAATGGTGGATTGACTTCTTATGAACTGCAAGTAGACGTTTCACGATTACGACCAACTAGGTAATGGTACAATTAATAGCTAGGGAGCAAAGCGATAGTGCTGAACAAATTCAATTAGATACACCTAAAATACCTATTGAGTTAAATTTTCAGTTTCAGGATTTAGCAAAGCCGTTTGCAAGTCGTACTCCATACAGTTTCAATTTTAAATTACCTGCTACTAGGACGAACCTAAAGTTCATGTCGTTCTACTACGACTACAACGTTACAAAAGGAACCTTTAAAGCAACAAAACGTACTAGTGTTGACCTGTACGATAGTGGCGTTTTGGTCATGTCAGGTATAATGCAACTGTTGAGCGCAACAGAAGAAGAATATACCGTAGTAGTATTTGAAGAGTTGGCAAAGCTGTTCGAAGAAATAAAAGATTTGTCTTGGGAGCAATTGTTTATTACTGAGGCAGGCACAGTTGATACTGATTTAGATCACTTCCTAACGTGGGACAACATCATTAGTAGTTGGTCATTGACAGACATAACTACGGGAAACGTAGGAAATGGAGTTATTGTATATCCCTTAGCGGATTATGGGGTAAGCAGCGCAACTAACGCTGAGTCAGCAGGCACAACTAGCGCAGGCTTTATGTATGATTCCGATGGTTATAGCTTAGGAACAGGTGCATTAGACCCTGTTAACTTTAAACCTGCGATACGTATACAGTACCTAATTAAATACATTTTTGAATACGCAGGTTTTGTATACAACAGCACGTTTTTTGATAGCGCAGACTTTCAAAAGATTTATATGTTTCTTGCTACAGAAACAGAACGGGTACAATCAAGGGCAACATACGGGTTTAAAACAGGCTTGACTTCTGCGTTGAATATACCTACATCTCAAACGGGAATTTATCAAACCTTAAATTTTAACTTAGAAACAGGCAACCCGTTTTATGACCCTGATGGATTGTCAACTAATGGACAATTTACAGCCCCATTTGATGGATACTATTTACTACAAACGATGTTGCTAGTTGAAGTGCCTAACGCTACTTCATCAGAATCGTTTAACGTCAATGTTCGATTTGCTCAAAATGGAAACAGCTATAGCGGTACAAACTTTGTAAATACCTGTGATCCATCAGTAGTTAACGTAATTCAAAGTCAATCGTATTTACAGCTTTCACAAGGTGATGTAGTTGAAGTAGAATGCAGCACTAGTAATACGTTTGACGCAACCCAAATTACAACAAATGATGGTAATCTAGTTTCGTATTTTACTTTAGAAAGTTCTAGTATTTCTACAACTATAGTTGATGTATCATCAAATTTTCCTGATGTTACCGTTGACAAATGGCTTAAAGCCATATTCGAAAAGTTCAACTTACGCATGGTAACTGATCGAGATTCAGTAGGCACTATATATGTTGAGCCGTGGAATGATTGGTGGGACACGGGAGAAAGCAAGGACTGGACAAACAAAGTAGACGCTGACAGTATAACAATTCAACCAACTACTAAGTACCAAAAGAAATCCATAAAATTTTCTGATGGTGAGGGAGAGGACTTTTTAAATCAATATTATCAATATCATCAAAAAAAAGTAAAAGGGTCATTTGTGTATGACAATGAAGACAATGATTTTGCAACTGGTGAAAGCGAAACAAGTGATATATTTCAGCCTTTGCGTTTAAGGAAAATCTATCAAAACGCAGAAAACAACACTTCTAGTTTAGTTCCTAATGTACTTGTGCCTGTATTTTGGAATTGGGCAGAAAACGACAACATCTATTTAAAAGAATTTGTTTCGTGTAAACCTGTGTTAGCATACTACAATGGTTTACAATCCATAGGCAACGGAGCAACTTTTAAATATGGCACGCAAAACAGCGCGGTTTATCCTTACTTCTCGCAAAACAATAGTTACGGTGTTACAGAAAGCACTTTATCATTGTATTGGGGCTATGGCTATCCAAGCAATTTGAACACGCCACCGATCAACGGGTACACAAAACAACAGCTATTTGATGTGTATTGGTTGCGTATGATGAATGAACTGTACGCAGAAGATAGTCGTTTAATGACAGCCAAGTTTTCGCTAAACGCAGTAGACATATATAATTTAAAGTTTAATGATTTACTGTATATCGAAGGCGCATATTGGAAATTAATAAGTCTAAAAAACTTTGCGCTTGATAATGAAAAATTAGCAAATGCAGAACTGATCAAAGTAATCAACGCACCAAATGCAAGAATTAGTTCTGATTGTCAACTAGAAGTAGCAACCTTTGGTCTGAATGCAGATGGCACAGTTGATTTTATTGACATAGAAACAGGATTGCCTGCTGATGCTACGCCCGAATGCTGTCAACTTAACGGCTTTATTTGGAGTGATTTACACAATAAATGTTTTCACAATCCCGGAAATTCTCATGGTGGAGGGGGTACAAATCCGATTGGTTCATTTGAAGATGCTGAACCAACAGGGGGTTATCCAAATAATCCTGCTGACGTAGGGGTATATAACGACATTAAAGTAACACCGTTCAATAATAATTTTATCTCAGGCGGTACGTATACAGCAGAATTTTTTGCAAGAACAACAAGTCAAAATAGCGTGTCAGCTTATACCACATCAGGCATGATGGATTTAAACGTTCCTGATGATACGATTACTTATATTACTTATGACATAACTACAGTAGAGGTAGGAGGCACAAGTGGTACTCATGGTAATGCAGCGAATTTTACAGCACGTACAGCTTTAGCAAACACTAGAACAAGCGCAACAACAGCCTGTACATTGCGAACAATAGGCAACCCAACGATAATAAACAATCAAAGTGACGGAGGTACGCATGGAGCAATTAGCATAAATACTGCTCAACGTTCTTCAGGTGCAGCAGGAACATATTCTTTGCAATGTTCAGGAAAAGCAAATGTTATTGAAGATTGGTATATACGCGCAACTGTTCAAGTTGTAAGGATACCTGATGCTGAAGTAGTCGTAGGTGGCGATGCTTATTTTAATCGAATTCCTAACACACAGATTACATTAAATCTCAGCCCTACACAAACCTTAGAATTTAACTAATGAAATACTGGATAAACGCCATAGGGTATGGGCTTCCTTTAGCTATACGTTTAGCACAAGACGAGGAGCAAAAAGGAAAAAAAATGTGGATGCATTGGTACGGGAGGCACGATTTAAAGGTTAGTGCTTTAAAAAAGATCAACTTAATACTGAAAAACAGATGAGTAATGACATGAATTTTAACCTAATCGGGGTCGATAAGGTTACACCTGCTGCTGAAAAAGCTACAAAATCATTAGATAATCTGAGCCAAAAAGCAGATAGCGCAGGAAAAAGAGTAGGAAAAACTGGTAGAACAGCGACTAAAGATTGGGCAGGGCTAGGTGATTTATTTTCAGGCTTATTACCTAGAGGGTTAAGTCGCACACTAAGGCAGTTCAAATCTACTCAACGCTCTGTTACACGATTAAGTAAGGGTTTTAAAGGATTAAAAAGTGCCATTGCTTCAACAGGAATTGGTTTACTTGTTGTCGCTTTGGGCGCAATTGTGGGCTATTGGGATGATATATCAGCAGCTATCACTAGCGCATCAGACG